ATGCTCATATCAGCACACATTCACAACTTCAGGTCTTGCATTGACGTGCGAGTCGATGACATCGGCTCGATGCTCGTACTCTTGGGGCGCAACGGCGTCGGCAAGACCAATATCCTGCTCGCATTAGAGTGGGCGGCGCAGGTGGGGTCCAGCACGAGCGGGGAAGCGCCCGACACTGCCGAAGGCACTTCTACGGGCGATGTGACGCTACAGCTGAAGCTAAACAGCCGAACTTTCGAATACTGGCTGCGTATTGAACTTATAGATCAAGACAGCGCTAAGGATGAATACGTGGCTCCGATCCGCTTGGTATCAGAGTCGCTGGTTGAAAAGTTCGATGGAGGCGGCTGGATTTCGTTGTTCGCCCGCGAAGGTAAAACAGTAGAGTGCGGCCCAGATAAAAAGAAACTGGAAATTTCTTCTAATAGTCCTGCCGCGTTTGCGGTCGCTTCCTTACTGCCCAATGATCCGGCGACAGAATCGATCAAGCAGGTAATGGGTTTTCTCGCTAAACTTCGATACTTGCCGCTTGATACTCCCGCACGTGAAGATAGTGATAATTGGATAGTTCGAGAATCGGAGTACGTCGCTTGGAAGGCGCGCACTGCGAGGTCAAATGACGATATCAAACAATTGCAAATTCAAGTTCTTGATTTGTATTTGAATTATGCGGAGAGATATGCCGAACTTGTCGACTTGGTCGGCGAAAAGGGTCTTGGCATTATTTCGAACCTCCAGATCAGTGAATTTAAATTCCCCATGGACGGTGGAAAGCGGAACGAAATATATTATTTTGTTAGATGGAATCCGGTCCAAGGAAGAGAAACATTCGGACATTCTTTTAGCGATCTTTCTTATGGCACGCGGCGACTATTGCGGCTCTTTGTGATCATGCTTCATGAGCGTCCGACAGTGCTTTTGATCGAGCAGCCAGAAGATGGTATTCATAAGGGACTGCTCCATAAGCTGATTCCTACCTTGGAATCGTATTGTGAAGTCTGCCAATTGTTCGTTGCAACGCATGCGGCGGACATACTGAATCGCGCTCGACCCGAGCAAATCCGGCTGGTTAGCATGTCCTCAGGCGAGACCGCCATAAGGACTCTGACTAGTGACGAGTTGGATGCCGCGCATACGTTTGTGCGCGACGAGGGCGCTCTCGCTGATTTTCTCGACTTAGTTGAAGGTTGAGGTGTCGCGTGTTTGCCGTGCTCGCTGAAGATCAATCGGACTATCAGACCCTCGCAGCTTTAATTCGACGCGCTACACAGCCGAATATGCCCGTGACTGGTCGCGGATTTTCCGGTGCATCGCAACTTCTGAAGGACGGGCATCGATCTTTGAAAGCGCTGGCTGCGCTCCCAAGAAATAAAGCGTTTATTGTCTGCGTTGATGCTGATGAGCTCGATAGCGAGAGAAGGCAGAAGGAGGTTCTTGAAAAAGTTGTCGTTGCATCTGGAGTTGGGAAGGGCTGCACTGTCGTCGTCCCAACTTGGGAAATAGAGGCTTGGATACTCGCAGACATTAATGCGGCCGCGAACATATTCGGGAAGTGGAAAACGCTAAACGAGATTACCCATCCTGAGAATATCCAACATTCAAAGGAATATCTTGTGAAATTGTGCAAAAAGGGGACTTCACCTCCGTATAATCATGCCGCACACAATCAGAAAATTGCATCCTATTTGGATTTAGACAAGGTCTATGGCAGGTGCAAATCTTTCCGTCCATTTATGGATGCAATATGCAACGCCGCTGGCATACCCGTTCTGAAAACTCCAAAAGGGTAGCGATTATCTTAGAGGGCGAATTTTCTTACCTACCTTCCGGCGGATGTAATTGGCGGTCATCCCTTCCGTCGTATGTCCTAGGAGAGCCTGTGCGTCGCGAATCCCGCGTTCATCATCAAGCTCAGTCGCTGCTTTGGCACGCAAGTCTCGAAACTGAAACTCTGCCTTTGGCACGCTGGCTGCCGCTCTAGCTTCATCAAAACGATCGCGAAGCATCGCTTTTGTCAGAGGCTTGCCTAACTCGTTGACCAGCAATGACATGGCGTACACCTTGTGCTCTTGTTGAATGACTCGCTTGTACGAGCGAATTTCAAGGATTAGTTCGGCGAGCGCCCCCTCGAGTTCGATGCGAAGCTTTTCTCTCGTCTTGCCTTGGCGAAGGTCTAGCACGCCACCGGGCACGTCGCCGACGATGTGCTTTTCACTTACACGCAGTACGTCGCCAGGCCGCTGCCCGATGATGTCTGCGAGACGCAAGGCGAACTCAAGTGGCTTGCCCGATTTGTCGATCACTTTCTGTACCGTAGCTGCGTCTGGCGCAACGTCGCGGCCTTCCTCATGGAAGCCGGCTACACCCGTGGCAGGGTTCGGGAGCCTCGTTAGGCCAGTCTCGCGCGCGTAGTTCCAGATATGTGAGAACAAGGCCTTTTCGCGATTCGCCCGAACATGTCCCACGTTTGCTGCTACCGGCTGCGGCGACCGTCCAGCCTGTATCCTTTCGATGTTTCGTTGCTCGGCTTTTTGCCGCGCGGCAATCAGGCGCCACTTCTTGTACTGAGAGACGTGCAGAGGCTCGATGTTGTCTAGTGGCGCCGGCGGATCATCGAAGAACTTCAAAAGCCATTGGAGTTCCTTTTCGTTGTCTTGTTGGGTGCGTGGCGCTTTGCCTGGCAGCACATCCTTACGATAGCCTTTGACTTCTCCATACCCATTTACCGCATCAGCGAACGTTGGCGGAGCCTGTTTGAAAGGGGCGGGACGACTGGTGAGTTCAGCCCACTTGCCGACCGCAGCTACGTAGTCACTACCGAGTGGAATTTCTCGGCGAGGGCGTTCTCCGGTATCAAGGTAGAAGAAGATTTTGTTTCCGCGAGGGCGCGCACGCATTCCCTTGGGTAGATTGGTCCATCGAGTTGGCTTTCGTCCCATGACTATGCTCCGATGGCCCTGGGTGACCAGCCTCGCGATGGCGCCGCCTCGGTTGTGTGAACTGTTGCGGGTCGACCTTGAATCGCTGTGCGCGTTATCACTGGATGCCCTGTGGCATTGATGCGGAATGGAATTGCCGTCGCCTTCAACCAAGCGATTTGCTTCGACTTCCACGAGAAGCCGGAGAGCTCCTTTATTTCTTGCCCCGTCAGAAAAAGTCGATCAGGCATTTCGTATTCACGGAGCGACTTCGTATTAACGGTGGTGGGGGTAGTCATCATGCGATCGATGAGGCCTTGCGTCGTCATGCGGCCTCTAAGATGGCAGCGATCACGTCTCGCGCGACGGGCGGGCAAACGGCATTGCCAAGCATGTGCACTGCCTGGCGGTGGCGCGCAGGAAGTTGGTACGTTTCGGGGAAACCCATGGCATCGCGGTTCTCTGCGGCTGTAAGCATGCGCATGCGTTTGTCATCTACGACTGCCCAGCGGTCCACCGTGGTGACGGTTCCAAGTGGGCGCGACAGGCAGCGGCCGGTAAGGCCTGAGCCACTTCCGTAGTACGGCATCAGGAATCGCTCTCCGAAGCGTGCCCGGCCTGCCGCAACGCGCGCGAGAGTCGCGGCAGAGCGTCCCGGCCGATCGATGTCAGCCCATCTGCCCGAGGCGAAATTGATGATCTTGTCTGCACCGACGTAGGCGCGCGGCGCGATGCGAAGCTGCAGCGGGTTCTTGCTGCGAGTGCAGACGATGAAGGCTCGGCGGCGATGTTGCGGAACCCCGTGATCCGCGGAGTCGATGATGTGCGGAGCCAGCGAATAGCCAAGGGCTTCCATTGCATGGCGCCATGCCGGGAACAATGTCCATTTCAGAAATTCGGTAACGTTCTCAATGACCGCTACCGGCGGGCGGTGGTACTCGAGTGCTGCAACCACGGCCCAGGCTGTGCTGCGTTGGGCGTCGTGGTGCGGCTTTTCTTTCCCGCGCGCTGGCGTGTGGCCTTGGCACGCTGGCGAAGCGAGCAAGATGTCGTGCGCTGGCACGTCTCGCCAATCGGCTTGATTCAGATCCTGGCATGCGTGAACAGTTTTAGGATGATTGGCCGCGTGGATGTCGACCGCGGCCTGCCAATGGTTGGCCGCCCACACGACTTTGCAGCCTGCCTGCTTGGCGCCGGTCGAGAAGCCGCCGGCGCCTGCGAAAAGGTCAGCGGCTCTCATGCGCTCACCGTCAGTTGAATGGTCGCACGGTCGAGGCCGAAGTCTCGGGCGACAAACTCACTGAGAACGAGTCCTTGAAGGTGGCGCACGTCGTGGGCGTTGGTGATGACCACCTCGGGATTGAAGCGACTTCCGTCAGTGGCGCTAATGTGTTGGCCCTCTGCGGCGCCGGTGTGTCCCGGGCGGACGACTTGCCAAAGCACGGCGCCCGCCATGCGCAGCGTGTGCGCCTCGTTGTCGAAGCGCACATCGGTGACCGCAAAGCGTGTTTCGCCTTCCCGGCGGTAGTAGGTGAGCCGCTTCATCAGCTGCTCGGTCCAGTAGCGCGGCGACTGCGCGCGCCGGTACTCCGTGCCCCACCATTGCATGATCTGCCGGGGGCTGCGCGGCTCGTCGAGCCATGCATCGCTGAGTGGCGTGCGATGGTCGGGTGCGGCTGCGGACAGCGACAGGACCACGGCCGCAAGGAAGTCGCGCGGCGCAAGGCGCATGCGAAGCGCGACGGTCGGAACGTTCTTCAGGTTCGGGTTGATGAGGTCGCCGAGCGAGAGGTCGAAGGCGTAGGAGATTTCGCCGCGCAGCGCATCTGCGAATGCAAGTTTGCGAAAGCGGGCGTGCGCGACGAGAAGGTCGGCCACGGTGTCTTTGCCGACGCCGGCGTGACCAGTGAGGGCGATGAGATGGTGAAGGGCGGGGCGCTTCACCGGGGGCGAGATGACGTTCATAGGTTCGGTTCGTGGGCGGTGAACTAGGCGGCTTGTGCAGCCGCGGATGCGCGTGCGGGTAGCAGCTCGCAAGAACAGATGGCAGCGTGCGTTTCCGGCGACATGGCGCCGGGCATCGCGCGAGGATTGGTGAGCACCAGGCGTAGGGCGTCGCCGGCACTGAGGTCGCTGTGCTGAGCGCGCCACGCGGCGGCGGCCGGGCCGATCCAGCGCACGACATAGATCTCGACGGCGCGCGGTCCTTGGTTGTCGATGAGGCGCATCTTCAGAACAAACTCGCCCGCATCGGACTTGTGTTCGCTGATGGCGGGGCGTCCTGGGCGGTCTTTGCCGACGAAGAAAACGCCGGTCGTCGTCGTCGTCATGACCGTGCCCCTCGCTGCTCGGCGCGTAGGCGCTTGAAGGTCTTGCGGATGTCGGTGGCGACGCTCTGCGTGTATTGAAAGCGGCTGTCGATGAGGCCACCAATGGGGCCGGTTCGTTGCGGCTGCTTCGGACGCCGCGGGCGAGGGGAAACGATCACGATCATGGTGTGCTCCAGCCGTAGACACACATCGCGGCAAGCGCGATGGGCAGGACGATGAAGATCGCCAGCGCGGCAGCGGTCGCGAGGAAGTCCGGAGCGGGCGTGACTGGCGATGTCCTCATGAGGCCAACGCCGGTTTCTTGGAAAGAGGTCGAGCGCATGACAGCCGTTTCAGAACGGGCAGGCCGCGACGGCGCGGCCCGGTGTGGTAAGGGCGATTTCGAGCGCGATGTCGAACACCTCTTCGTCAGAGGCGCCGTGCCGGCTCGCCAGCAGCGCCGCGCTCATCGGGTTGTGCTCGCAGAACGGCGAACCCGGGCGGTGCTCGTAGTGGTATCCGCCGCACCGGCACAGGCGATGGCCGGTTGCGCGCAGGTGCTGCGTGAAAAGGCCATGGCTGCGGCGCCGCGTTCGGCAATCGGGGCAACGAAAGAGGAACGCCATCACGCCGATGCCCTGCTCGCCGACACATTCAGCTCGGCAATCTGAAGGTTCAGGGAGCGCGCCTGAGTGGCGAACTGACCTTGCATCGGGTGAGCAGGGGCGTCTTCCGTATGCAGACGCACTGCGCCGTCTTGGATGCCCGGGAGCGAAACGGTGCCGGCTCTTAGGGCTTTGTCCGCAAGCGGAAGGCCCATGGCCCTCCATGCCGACACGCCCACGGCGGGGCAGCGGTAGAAAGCCTGGCGGCGAGTACCGACCTTGCGAATCCAGATATCTACGCGCGTCGAGCCGGTAGGAACGAAGCCAGAGGCTGCGCCCGTGCTCGTGGCGTGGTGAGCTTTGACGCCGCGCATCGCTTAGCTCACATGCTCGAGGCGAACGACATCGGCGACGGGGCAGCCGGTGACGTGATTGGCGGCGACCTGGGCGTCTTCAGCATTCGCGGCGCGAAGCTGCACGAACGGGAGATAGCCGGTGTCCGACTGGATGAGGTGGCCCAGCTTGTCGCGTGGGGTGTAGTAGCAGCGGTACCTACGGCCCGCGATGAGTGCTTTCGCCATTTCCATCTCCGTGTTGGGATGGGGCGAAGTCTAGAGTGGCTAGACTTTATGAGTCAAGCAAAACTTTCCTTTTCGGCTAGAAAAACTAGAAATCGTTAGTCGTGTCGGTACTTGCTAGGGGAAACGACGGCGCCAACGGCCTGAATGCCGTCCAAATCGGAGTTGTCGAACGAAAGCCGCTCACCTCCGTTAACGCTCATGACCTCGATGCCTTCCGCTCGTCGAAAGAGCAGTTCCTTGACCATCTTCCGGCCGTCCTTGAGCTTGAGCAGCACGTACTCTCCCTCTCGTGGGGCGCCATTTGGCTCGACCAAGACATACCAGCCGTCTCGAATAGCCGGAAACATGCTTTGCCCCTTGACCCGCAAGCCATAGGCGTTGGGGTCATCGGTGGCGATTTCTATGTGGCCATCTCCGGCACCGGTGACGCTGCTGATCTCTTCGTAGAAACCATCGTCCCCCATTCGTGCGGTTCCAACCACCGGGATGCGCCGAGATGCTCGCGCAAATCCCGCGAACTCGGGATCGTCGCCGTGAGGGGTAGTGGGGAGGGACTCAGGAGTTAATTGTGGCGCCGGATAACCCGTCACTTCCGCTATGCGCATGACCTGAGCGAAGCTGGGCTTTGACTTTCCGGTTTCCCAGAAGCCTGCCGTGGCCTTGCTGCGGCCGAGAGCCTCGCCCAACGCTTCGAGGGTCCAGCCTTTGTGCTTTCGGGCAGCGCGCACCCACTTATCTAGTTCCATTCGGCCATGGTAAAGAGCTACTTGACTCGGCACGGCAATTAATTCTTGATTCGAAAGTCTAGAATAGCTAGACTTCTCGCTGCTTTTCTCAGGAATGCTGAACATGGAACATCCAATTGAACGGGCGGCGCGGGTCGTGGGCTCTCAAACTGCGCTTGCCATGGCGCTGAAGGTCACGAAGGCAGCGGTTGGGCAATGGAAGGACGCTGGGAGGCGTGTTCCTGCAGAGCATTGCCCTGCAATCGAGCGACTGACCGGCGGGCAGGTGAGGTGCGAAGACTTGCGGCCTGATGTCGCGTGGGGTGTGTTGCGGGTGCCAGGAGAGGAGCGCGCCCATGTCTGATGAGAGCCCCCTTAATCCGTTTATCGAGGCAGTGCCCGATATCAGGGCTCTGTGCCCGGTTGCGATTTGTGTCGCAACGCGATCACTTCTCGAATCTTTTCGAGGTACGGCTCCCAGAGGTGCGGCCGCTGCTGAGATGGTTGTAAATGCCCCATCGCGTGAATCACCCGCGAGTCGTAGCTCTCTTCCAAGTTCCGAAGCGCTGGGAGGTCCAACTCCGAAATGATCGCTTTGATGATTGCCTCGGTTGCCAAGATGCGATTGAGTTGCGCAAGCCGCTCGTTGTTGAGCGCAACGATGTCTCTCCGCGCCATATCCAGCGAATACGGTGCAGGCTCTTTGTCTTCCATAGTGGCGTCCCTCTCCGAAGAAAGTTTGTTGTCGTGCGACGCGAATTCTAGGAGTCAAGCGCGCCCGCTGACTGCACTCGGTCCGCGTGGGAGGCGACATGGTTAGCCGCCCGCTCACGAAAGCCATCCGCCCGCCGGCCGTAGCACGTCTACGGCGGGCGAAAGCACGCGCTCGCACAGCTGCGTTAAAGCTGCGCGCTGACGTAGCGCCTGCAACCCTTGGGCGCCTGCGCTTGCGGTCGTTATTTCTATCCACGCCGCAATGCTCTCGCGGTTCAGGTCTGGTTCGACTTCCAGCAGTTGCACGAGCTGCTGCAGGAATTGCTCGATGGCGTCGATCCGCTCCGCCAGCGTCGGAGCTGGACTCGTTTGCGCGGAGCGTTGGCTGCTTTTCTCTGAGGTCTGCATGAGAACGAATATCTCAATTGACGAAGCGCACGGCTATGGCGCCGATGAACCCGTGCCCGACAAGCTGCGCGGCCACGATGCGGCGGTTGCTGCCTACGACACGGCGCACGGCTACGAGGGCGGCATTGCGGCCCTTGCTAAGCGCATGGGCCACAACCCCAACACGTTGACGCACAAGGTCAACCTGCAAAACGCGACCCATCACCTCACGCTGCGCGATGCCATCGAGATGCAGTGGCAGAGCCGCGACTACCGCGTCCTGCATGCCATGGCCGGCGAGCTGGACCACGTGTGCATCCGCGCCACGCCGGCGCACTCCGAAGGCGACCCGCTCGACACCCTGGTGCAGCTGCAGATGGCGTTCGCCGACTACGTGCAAGCGCTTGGCGAGGCGTTGACGCGCCGCAAGGACGGCGTGTCGCGCAACCAGATGCGCAAGGCGGAGCACCACGCGGCCGAAGCGGTCGCCAACGTCGGCCACTCGCTGGCGATGCTGCGCGGCTTGATGCGGGAGGAACCGAAGGCATGAGCGCAGCGGTTCGACCTGGCCGGGGAGGGCGCGCGACCCCATGAGCATCAAAGTCATGTCGATGGTCTTTGATCGCTATCCATCGGGCGGCATGGAGCGGTTGCTTGCGCTTGCGATGGCCGACCATGCCAGCGATGACGGCCGGCGTATCTGGCCCTCGGTGGATGAGCTGGCGCGCAAGACCATGCAGAGCCGCAGCAGCGTGCAACGGCAGATTCGCCGGATGGTGGCGATCGGCTGGCTGATTCAGGTCAGGACGGCGACCGGGCGGCCGGGCATCACGAACGAGTACCGCATCTGTCCCGAGTGGATCGAGGGCGGGGAAGTGCCGACGCCATCGAGGGGTGTCAATCTGACACCCCTCGACGATGTGCCCCCAGCTGAAGTTATCCACACGGGTGTCAATCTGACACCCGTCTCCAAACCCGAGAGGGGTGTCACCACGGACGAGAGGGGTGTCACCAGAGGCGAGAGGGGTGTCACAGCTATGACACCCGAATCTTCAGAACCATCAATGAACCAATCCCCCCTACCCCCCGGCGGGGGAGCGGACGGGTTCGATGAGCTTTTTGCGATCTATCCGAACCACGACAACCGGTCGAAGGCCGAGCGCCGATACCGTCGGCTTGCGCCGACCGCCGCGCTGCAGCAGACGATGCGCTCGGCCATCGAGGCCCAAAGGCTTAGCAGGAGGTGGACCAAGGACGATGGCGAGTTCGTGCCCGAGTTCGCCACCTGGCTGCGCAATGAAAGGTGGCGGGACGTGCCCCGCGTGCTTGGCGCGCCGAGTGCCGCCGCTGCCGGGGCATGGCACGAGACGCGCAGCGGCATCGACGGGAAGGCGCGTGCGCTGGGCCTCGCGCCGTGGGATGAGGCGGCCTTCTCGGTGGGACGCGGCGAGAACTATCCCACGTTCACTGCACGGGTGATGCGTGCCGCCCGAAGGGCAGGGGAGGCGGTATGCGCGTAACCGTGGGCTTCAGTGGTGCTGGCCTCGCCAGCGTGCAGGCGCAGCTCGCCAAGCTGTCGGGCCAGCAGGCGAAGCAGGCCTATGCCGCTGGCCTGAGCGATGGCGGCTTCCGTGCGCGGCGCGAGTGGCAGCGCGAGATGCGCGAGCAGTTCGACCGACCCACCTCCTACATCCTCAAGAGCGTGTATGTGCGCAAGGCCACGCCCGAGCGGCTGAGCGTGGACATCGAGCCGACCTACTTCGGCGGCAAGGGTGTGGACCCGCAGAAGATCCTCCAGGCGCAAGAGTTCGGCGGCGCACGTCGCGACAAGCGCAGCGAGGCCGCGCTGCGCCGCATCGGCATCCTGCCCGCCGGGTATCAGACGGCCATCCCTGCCACGCCATTCCCCGGCAGCGATGACGGGCGCGGCAACGTGCGCGGCGGCTTTCTCGTGCGCCTGCTGTCCTACTTCCAAGCCATGGGAGAGCAGGGCTACAAGGCCAATATGACGGACAAGCGCAAGGCCCGTATGCACAAGGGCACCAAGGCGAGCGAAGGCATGCGCTTCTTTGTGGCCTATGGGCATCTGCGTGGTGGACCGACACAGCACCTCGCGCCGGGCATCTGGGCGGCGACCGGGCAAGACGGGTTCGTCGTGCGGCCGGTGCTGATGTTCGTGCGTGATGGCCTATACGAGTCGCGCATCAGCCGCGAGCGCGTGGCCGAGCGTGCCGACCTTGAGCCATACATCGAGCGGCGCATCCGCTACCACGTCCGAAAGCTGGCAGGCCAATGAAGAACAAGGTCATGGGTCCTTCCGCAGAAGCTTGGGTTACGGGTAATTCGAACCCCGACTTCGGACTGTTCGGCGGTGCTGCTAAGGGGGTTAAGTGAAGGCCATCGAAGCAATGAGGCAGGCCATTTCGCAAGCCGAGTTCGGCGCGTGGGTTGGCATCAGTGAAGCGCGCGTGAGCCAGCTCATGGCCGAGGGCGTGCTGACGCGCGGCGAGTCGGGCCACGAATGGCTGATGGCCTACTGCGAACGGATGCGCGACATCGCCGCCGGCCGAGCGTCATCGGAGACGGGCGGTCTCGACCTCGTGCAAGAGCGCGCGGCACTCGCGCGCGAGCAGCGCCTCGGAATCGCAATCAAGAACGCCGTTGCCCGCGGTGAGTACGCGCCCATCACGCTCCTGGCCGAAGTCCTCGCGACCGCGAGCCAATCCGTCTCCGAGCGCTTCGAGCAGCTGCCCGGCCTGCTGCGCAAGGTGTGCCCGGAGCTGCCGGACACCGCACGCGACAAGCTGATGTCGGCCATCGCCGACGCGCGCAACCAATGGGTGCGCGCGACAGCCCGGCTCGTGACAGAGGCCGTCGTGCAGCCCGAGGAAGAACCTGAAGAAGAGGGCGAACCGCTGTGAGCCTGGCACCCAACGAAACGCTGCGCGCGGTGGTGAATGCCGTGGTGTCGGGCCTCGTGCCGCTCAAGATGGAGCGCCCGCAGCCGCTGAGCACCTGGGCCGAAGGCAACTTCTACCTGTCGCCCGAGGCCAGCCACACGCAGGGCGAATGGAAAGCCTATCCGTTCCAGAAGGGCTGGATGGATGCCTTCAGCAATGACGACATCGAAGAGGTGACCGTGCGCAAGGCGAAGCGCGTCGGCTACACGAAGACGCTGCTCGCCTTCATCGCCTACAACGCGGCGCACCGCCGGCGCAAGCAAGCGCTGTGGATGCCGACCGACGATGACCGCGACAGCTTCGTGAAGTCGGAAATCGAGCCGATGCTGCGCGACGTGGGCGCTCTGAAGGCGGTCATCGTGCCGGGCAAGGAAGACACGATGAAGCTCAAGAGCTTCTTCGGCTCGGTCCTGCATCTGCTCGGCGGCAAGGCGGCGCGTGCCTACCGCCGGATCACCGTGGCCGTGGCGGTGCTCGACGAAGCTTCGGCCTTCGATCAGAAGATCGAGAAGTCGGCCGACCCCATCACGCTGGCGCGCGGCCGGCTCGAAGGCGCGCCGTTCCCGAAGTTGGTTGCCGGCAGCACCGTGCGCATCAAGGACTTCGACCACATCGAGACGCGCGAGAAGAACGCCGATGCGCGCATGCGTTATCACATCGTCTGCCCGCACTGCGATGCCGAGCATCCGCTCATCTGGGGCAGCAAGAAACTGCGACATGGCTTCAAGTGGGACGGCTCTGACTACAACACCGTGCGGCACGTTTGCCCGCACTGCCACGAGTCGATCACGCAGGCCGATTACCTGCGGATCTGGGACACCCGGGCGATGTGGGTCAGTGAGTGTGGCCGGTATCGCTACAACCACGATCTGCACATCTGGACCGATGCGCAAGGTGTCGTCGTCCGGGCGCCGCGGCATGTGGCCTTCGTCGAGATGTGGAGCGCCTACAGCCCGCAGCGCGCATGGTCCGACATCGTGCGCGAGTTCCTCGAAGCGACGATCAAGGCCAAGGCCGGGGACACGGCCCCGCTCGAAGGTTTCGTGAACGAAACGCTCGCACAGTATTGGGAGGCGGTTGTCGAGCGCGCTGACGAGCACGCGCTCTCGCGCCGGTCCGAGGACTACCGCCGCTTCACGGTGCCGTATGGCGGCCTCGTGTTGGTCACGGGCGTGGACGTGCAGGACAACCGCTTCGAGCTGGTGACCTGGGCCATCGGCCGCGGCGAAGAGATGTGGTGCATCGACTACAGCGTCATCATGGCGAACCCTGCCGACGAACGCGACTGGTCGCATCTCGACGCCTACCGCAAGACGATCTTCCAGCACGAGAGCGGGCAGGCGATGAAGATCGAAGCCGTGGCCGTGGACACCGGCGGCCACTTCACGCACCAGGCCTACAACTACTGCCGCCAGCGCGAGCGCGAACGGGTGTTCGCGGTGCGCGGTGACCCGCAGCCGAGCAAGATGGTCAAGAGCAAGGCCACTGTGCAGGATGTGAACTGGGGCGGCAAGATCATCAAGCGCGGCGTGCGCCTCTGGTATGTCGGCACCGACACGGCGAAGGATCTGATGTACGGCCGTCTTTGCGTCGAGCGCAAGGGCGCCGGCTTCGTGCACTTCAGCAAGGATCTGCCGCCCGAGTTCTACACGCAACTGACCTCGGAGGCGCGGGTGCCGCAGCGTGTGGCAGGCGGCGAGGCCTACCGGTGGATGAAGTCGCCCGGTGCGCGCAACGAGGCCTTGGACTGCACGGTCTACGCGATCTTCTGCACCCACATGCTCGGGCTTCATCTCTACACCGGAAAGATGTGGGAGCGGCTGGAATCCATCGTGCAGCCGCCGAACGGCGATCTGTTTCGCGTGGAACGGCCGCAAGAGGTTTCGCCGGCTGATGTTCCACGCGAAACGCAGTCGCCTTCCGCGCAGACAAGTGAAGCGCCCGCCGCGGCGCAGGCAAGCCCGCCGAACCCGCCCCCCACAACGGCCCCGCTCCCGGCGTCTGCCATGCCGCTGAAAGCGGCCCCACCACGCCGGACCATCCAACGACCGTCTCGTCAATCCCATTCCGATAGATCATGGTGAACAACATTCGAAATGACATCGTTCTCGACATCCTCGGCCGCGTGCAGGAAGCACTCGCCGCCGCAAAGGGCGAGCTGACGCCCGAGCTCGTAAAGGGCGTGGAGGCCGACATTCGGGCGCAGTGGGGTGGAGACCGCGTGTTCATCGCGCGGATCCGCGGCGAGGGTCATAGCAGCCGCAACAGCCGAATCTTTCGGGACTATTTGGCCGGTGAACGGGTGAAACTGCTATCGCGACGCTACGAGCTTTCTGAGCGTCAGGTGCTGCGCATCATTAAAGCGCCGGTTCGTTAAGGCAATCGAGCTCAGACGCAATCATCCAATTGACCTCTCCAAGCCTGACTATGAGCAATCGGCTCGGAGCTCCAAGGAGTCCATACCCGCAGTCGAGTTAGGATCTGCATGAAAAACACGAAGCTCGTCATCCCGCTGCGGCGCTGGTCTCGTCGGTAACGTTTCACGTTGTTCTCACATTGCAAGTGGAGTTCATCTAGCAGGCTCCTGACATCGCTTTCTGAACGGCACTGCGGGAACCGCTGAGCCACGTATCGGAAAACGTTCTCAATGTCAGACTTACGAAGAACAGCAAGCGGCGGCGGAACGATCCTCACGTCGTAGCCCCACCACACGTGCTTGTCGGCGTGCGCGTCGCGCCCGAGAATTGCAGAGAAACAGCAATATGCGAACACAGGGGTCGCGTCAACTTGCATGAAATCTGCGGCGGAAATTTTCGACTCGTCGCGCTGCCCCGCTATGGATTCGACGGAGCCGTGACCGAAACACATCAAAGCACGCGGTTCAGAATCGGACTGCATCGCGCGTAGCGCTTCGGCCCTTGTTGCCCTGCTGCCGGTTAAGAAGATCGCACCTGTTGAATCTGCAACACGCGCCGCAATCGAAGCACAAGCAATCGTCTCGCTGTCATATTCTGGAGCAAAGACGATCATTGCAGCCCGTCCGTTTCTTGAGCCGCGTCCACAGCCAAGAGCTCTCGCGCCACGCGAAGCAGGTCAGCCGCATATTGACGTGCCAGCGGCGTGCCGTTTGTGAGCGCGTCGGAAAGCTGCTCTGCCGTTACCTTATGGCCCTCCATTGTTCGATAGATGATTCGAGAGCTGGGGGTTGTTTCGCGAATGAGCGCCCCTAAGAGGCGGCGGCCAAGAAGCCTTTCAGCATCAGCAAGTGGCTCAAAACGCTGCTCGGATCCCAAGATTTCTGCAAGGCCCGATAGAAAATCGCGCAAGGACGGAGAGCGAGTCACAGCAACGCCGATGTTCATCGCTCTGAATATTTCTAGACCGACTCCCGGCAACCGTTTGGAGCCGCCAAGGAGTGCAATGGCTACCGTCTTGGTCAGTGGAATTTCATCCGGGAACTGGAGTCTGTCCAAAGAGTTTTTGCTCGAGTCACGCAAATGACTTTTGGCGGCACTGATGTCAGCAAAAAGCCAAGACTCGATCGATGGAACTGCGAAAAAAATGTGGTTCGCATGCTGTCCTAGTCCTGGCTTGTGCCGCAACTGCGCTCGCGCATCTGCCAAGCTTGGCGCGTCCGCATCAACTAGTGCGACATAGATGGGCACATCTGGAGAGCTGGCGATAGGACTGCCCGTATGGGTTAGGTACTGGCGGAAAACGCCGTTCTTCCCACGGCAGGCGTGTGCAGTTACTCGCAGGTCCGACCGATCGAACGCCTTCACGACTATTGCCTCGACCCATGCGGCGTCGTACTCAGCCTCTACGAAGATATTCAAGTGAATCATGAGTGCCTCGGATGCGCTGCAGTTGCAGCATTGATCTCGAGTCTAGAGGTTCTTCGGGTGCGATCAGCTTGTGGCGGTTGGTTTCAGCACCCGTGGGCACCTTAGCTCCAAATCTGACCGCGCCTGATCGGTCTTAAGCGGACGTTCGAACCGGGACCTTCAACGTTAGGTGTTGCCCGACTGTAGTCGAACGGTCCATACGGTTTGGGTCTTAAGCACGTCATCATCCGCCGCCACAGTGCTGATAGCGATGTGAGGTGACACGCCACGCCTTGCCGATGTCACCTGTTGCATTTGATAGTGCGATCAACACTGACCAAAGGCACGACCGTGGCAATCGACTCCTCTCACATCGAACCCGTCTCCATCATTCCCGGCGATACCGTGAAATGGACGCGAACGCTTGCGGACTATCCGGCCTCGGCCGGTTGGGCGTTGAGCTATGAACTGCTCAACTCGCAGCACCGCTACCAGATTGCGGCAGTTGCTCACGGCGACGTGCATTGCGTCGTCATCTCCGCGCAGACCACGAATAGCTACGCGCCAGGCTCCTACGACTGGCGAGCGCGTGTCACCAATGCCGATGAGGTCTACACGGTCGGCACAGGGCGCCTGGCCGTCGCGCCATCGTTCGGTGCGGTCGGCGATGTCCGCTCTCACGCAAGGCGAGCCCTCGACGCCATCGAGGCGGTGCTCGAAGGCCGGGCCACCAGCGCGACCGCCGAATACGAAATCAACGGCCGACGCCTGAAGTACATCCCACTCAACGAGCTGCACGCGATGCGCACGAAGTACCAGCGGGAAGTCGCAGCGGAAGAGGGCAAGAGCGGGCCGCGGGGCGTATCGGGTCGCATCATGGTGAGGTTCGGCGCATGAAGACGCCCGCTTTCCTTCACCGCCTATTGCGCAGCGGTCCTGCGCCGAAGAAAACGCAGGTTCGCCGCTTTCAGGCCGCCCGCATCGACCGCCTCTCGGCCGATTGGATCGCGACCTATTCCAGCATCAACGAAGAGCTGCGCGGCGACCTCGACCGTCTTCGCGCGCGAGGGCGTGAGCTGCGCAACAACAACGACTATGCACGCAAGTTCTGCGGCATGGTCGAAACCAACATGGTGGGGCCGGCCGGCTTCGTGATGCAGGCGCGTGTAGAGAACGCGCCGGGCAAGGCCGACAAGCTCGCGAACGATGCCATCGAAGCGGCGTTCGTGCGCTGGCAGGCCGTGTGCGATGTCACCGGCCGGCAGTCGCTGCGCGACATGTGCGAGACGCTGGTCGGCGGCCTGCCGAGCGATGGCGAGTTTCTGGTGCGGCTGGTGCGTGGCCCCGATGCGCGCAACGAATTCAACTTCGCGCTGCAGCTCATCGACGTGGACCGCATCGATACCACGTTCAACGGCATGGAGCATTCGACCGGTAACACCGTCATCATGGGCGTGGAAGTGGATGCGTATCGCCGAACCGTGGCGGTCCACATCTTCGAGGCGCATCCGAACGATGGCCCGCGCACCTCCCGGCAGCGCGTGCGTCTGCCGGCAGAGGACATCATCCACGGGTTCAAGGTCGAACGGGCCGAGCAGGTTCGCGGCATCCCGTGGATGGCGCCGGGAATGCTGAGCCTGCATCACCTGGGCGGCTTCATGCTCGCCGCGGTGCTGGCCGCCGAGCACGGCGCGAATCACTTCGGCTTCTTCACGCAAAACCAGGACGCAGCGCCGGGCACCTTGCCCATCGGCGAGCGCGACGACGGCGGCGACGCGATCACAACGAGCCAGCCCGGCATCTATGACACCTTGCCGCCTGGCTATGACTTCAAGCCGCACGAGAGCAAATACCCGAACGAAGTCTTCGGCCCCTTTGTGAAGACGGCGCTGCAGCGTGTGGCGAGCGGTTGGCGTGTGTCGTACCACGCGCTCGCGAACGACCTCGAAGGCGTCAACTTCTCAAGCATCCGAAGCGGCACGCTCGACGAACGCGACCGATGGGCGTCGGATCAACAATGGTTCATCGACATCCTGCTCAAGCGAGTGCGCGCCGAGTGGATGGTGATGTCCCTGCTCTCGAATGCGATCACCATGCCGAACGGCAGTCCGCTGCCGGCCGCGAAGGTCGCGAAGTTTGCTGCGCACGACTGGCTCGGCCGTCGTTGGGAGTGGGTGGACCCGCTCAAGGACATGAACGCGCGCATCGCTGGCGTGGGTGCGGGTCTGGTCGCGCCGCAGGATCTGAGCGCGCAGATGGGCCGCGACTTCTACGACACCATGGTGAAGATCAAGGAAGCGCAGGACCTGGCGCAGCAGCTCGGCATCGTGTTGCCCGCCTACGCGACGAAGGTCGCGGCGCCGGCGCCCAAGCCTGCGAAGGGCCGGCCTGCTGCGGCCGACGAAGAAGAC